GTGGTCGCGCTGTTGATCAACGTTTGCGCTGCCAGCATCGTGGAATCAACTGCGAGCAGATCGAATTCGTAGCGGAACCACGCTCCAGTTTTGCCACCGAGCGTCATTTGTTCGCTCGAATTGACTCGCACCACCAGTGCAGGTAGCAAACTGTTAGCGATTCGAGCGCCTGTATAGACGCGGCGCGCCGCTGTAGTCTGATTCTGCAACCAACCAATGACCAGTGATTCAATCATGCGACCTCCGCAGTGTCTATTACTGCAACGCGGTTGCGTTGCTCAAGGTTGCGGATGCCTTCGATGCGCAGAACACGGTTACGGAATTGAATTCGGTCTGCGGTTGTGATCGAGAGTCGAGCGATGTTTGGCCAACGCGTACGCAGCTCAAACGTGCTGACGTTCGCGACGCCAGCGCCCATTGCAGATTCGTTTGGTGGGTTCTCGCGTGCGTCGACGATGATTTGCCCTACGTTGGTGTAGGTGTTCACGCGGCGTCCGAGTGCGTCGACATTCGTAGACGCGCGCAGCACCGGACAACGCCAACGCGTGAGCCCTGCGGAAATCATGCGAACAGCCCCCGTACACGTAGGTGCTCAAGCATAAATTGAGCGCCGAGAGGAGGGGCGCTCAACTGGATCGGTTGCATGGCTTCGGGATTGTTGTACCAAGCACCAACCAACCCAATGATTGCCTGCACAACCTCGTTGGGTTCGGTGCTGTAGCCTGCGACGTACGTAACGGTGGCTAGCGTCCCCTCTTTCATCTCAGGAAAGTTGATGAACTCAAGCGCCGTCAGATCGCGGCTTGTGTCGAGGTAGTAATCGGTGCCGCTTACCATCGTCACCGAAGCGCCGCTAGCGTCGGTGTATGCAACCGACGTGAGGGAAACGAACGGTTGCACAGCGAACACCGTACGCTCGAAGTCGCGAAGAAACATCGTGCGACTTGCTTGAGTCATGGTGAGCCCTGTATATCGCTCGACCCAAGCGGTTGCCGCAGTGATGAGGCGTGCGATTTCTGTGTCATCGTCTGTGAAGTCGATGCGCAGCGCCTGTTTGACTTGTGCGGTTGTTACTGGCATGGAAACCTGCTCTACGGGTTTCCCCGTATAGCAGGCGGAGGTGCGCCGAGGAGACAGCGCGTGGGGAAGAAGATCAGCAGGTAATTGCTGCGAATGCGTTTGCCAACATGATGCGCGAATCAGTTCGCGCATACGTGTACAACGTCACTTGATGAGTCACAGCAGCGCTGTACGGATCAATAAGCGACGTCATGCCAGTGCGGTCGAAGATTTCGAAGTAGTTGAAGTCACCAACGATGGCAAACACGTTGTTGTTGGCTGTTGCAGTTGGAACGTATTGCGCGACGCTGTACGGAACGCCATACAACAAGCCAGGCGCGCCACCAACCATGGTTTGCGAGTTCGACGGTGCTTGAGTCCAAATGTACTCCGTAGCGCCAGACACACTCACAGCGTTCTTGAGCTTGCGCGCAACGCGCACAAACGTATCCGACAACAACCAACGGAAACGTGGCGAGTTGCGGTATTGAGGCGCGACAAGGTGCACGGTGTCAATGACGTTGTCGGCGCTGACCGTCGTGACAGCGTTTCCGCTAAGGTCGGTGACCTGCGAAAGCGTGCTGAGTTTAGATTGTGCGCTTGAACCCGCAATGCCTTCAGGCTGCGAAGAGCCAGTACCAATGGTGTACGCCTCTTCCATTTTGAGCGCCATGGAAAGGCCGATTCGGCTTGCGACCCAATCAAGTCCGCTTCCGATTCCGCCTTGGCCGATTGCGTCTTCAATGAACTCTTGAGACATCTGTGTCGCGCAAACGTACTTGTACGGCACCACCGAAATCGCAGTGCCGAAGGTTGGATCAGCAGGCGTGATGGTGCCAGCTTCTGCAACCAACGACGTTGTTGGCAAACTGCCCTCAACAGTGATGGTGCGCTTGCTGTCAATCGTGCTCACTGGCGAAATGGCGCGAAGCACGTTGGCTTGGTACATGCGCTCGACAATGCGCCGTTCCATATCCGTTGGAATTCCCGCACCGCTTGTGCCAGTTGAAAGCGCGCGCATCTCTGCGCTGTTTCCGCTAGCGACAGCCTTGAGCCAACGCATAGCGTATTCAGGTGAGGACAAATCGTGGCCGCCTTCGCGCTTAGCGGGAAGCGCAGCGCGGAACTGCGGTTGCGCGCGCTCCTCTTCCAACTGCTTGATGCGGTCATGCGCTGCACGCAACGCTGCGCGGTCTTGCGCCTGACGCTCGACAATGTCGAGATCGGCGTCAATGCGTGCAATCTTTTCGCGCTCTTCGCCGCTGCCGCGAATCTCGACATGGTGCGTTGCTGCACCAGTTCGAGCGCTGAAGCGGTCCAGGGTCTTGCGGTACTCGTGAACGGTGTTTTCGATGTTGGTCAACTCGTCAGACATGTTGCATCCTGTGCTTGTGAATTTCGAGCCGCAGACGCGCGGCTTCGATTGCTGCCGCGTGAACGTCACGCAGGCTCGAATTGGTCTTGTCTCCGTACGCAGCGTCGACCACTACGCTGAGTTCCACCAAACGCGCAGCAGTCACCGTGCGTTCCGTGCGTCGTGGATTCCATTCGTCGCGGTCTACGTAGAAACCGAATGACATCTCTCCACTGAGGTCACCACGCTCAAGCATTGCGCGCACGTCGCGCCCGATGCTTGTGTCTGCGAGCTCAGCAGAGAAACGCAGTCCGGCTGCTGTGTCAGTCAGCGAAAGCGTTTTGCTACGCGTACGCGCTAGCAGTGCGCTTGCGTCGTGATTGAACAACAGTTTGATGTCTGCGCCCTCGAGGTCACCGAAAGCGCCACGCGAGATGCGCTCTCGAAACTGCGGCGCAAACGGCTCGCTGATTTCACGCGACCACTTGCCGTAGGGAATTGCAAGCCCCGACAGCGTGCGCCCCGCTGGCGCTGCAACAGTGACGCTGCGACGTTCAATCGTAGTCATTGACACTTCCTGCCTCAGCGCTTGTGTCGCTGCCGAGATTCGTAGTTCCGCCGCCGGTGCCCATGTTTTTCGCAATGATTGGTTCGTCAAGTCCGTCGAGCGGTTCGAGGTCGAGCCAATCACGCGCCTCGTTGCGAGTGATCACGCCGGACTCAACGCCAGTGCGCAGCGCTGCCATCTGCTCAGCGAGCGAAGGACGTGCAATCATGTCGCTGTCAAACGACATCGATCCAAACGGAATCAACTTGCTCACGATTTCGTTTGACCACGCTGCAAACCAGTGAGATAGGCAGGCGTCCACGTACATGCGCGAAAGCCATTCCATGCTCCCGTACGCATTTGCAGAGTGCTCGGACAAGTACGAAGTCGGGACACCGAAGATGCGCGACGCGTCTTCAATCGAATAGCGACGCGCTGCAGCGATGCCCTGATCATCAAGCGTGCTCGAGATTCGCTCAACTTTCATTCCCTCGCTGAGCACAAGCGGCTTACCTGCATTAGCCGACCCGCTGTGATCCTTTTGGTACTGCTCAAGCAGCATCTGTTTCGCGCTTGATGGCATCGGCCCCGGATGCACAAACGCGATTTTCGGGTTGCCTGCGTTCTTCATCACTTCAAGTTGCGCGCTTTCCTGCGCGGCAAGCACGCTAAGTGATGTGCGGCACAATCGGATCGGAGATTCACCCCACAAGCCATCAAGGCCTGGCGCACGAATGTGCAGCATTGATGACATCGGAACTTCGCCATACATCGATGTCCGGTATACCGGCTCGGCTTTGGTGAGATCAAGAGATACAGTCTCAAGCCCGAGCGGTAGCAACTCAAGCAGGTCACCGCCAACGGTGCGATTGATCACGGCAAACGCGTTGCCGTAGAGCAGCGCTTGCATCGTGAGTGAGCGGCGAAACTCGAAACCGTTCTGCCAACGGTTTGGTTGCGTGAGCAACCGAGACACGATGTCGTTGGATGCCGTGAATGGAACCCGCGCAACGTCGTTTGCAATTAATGTTGCAGCGCGATAGACAGGCGTGAAAGCAAGAGATGTCGACGGCGTCACGGTCGGAATTCCTGCCGAATCAAAGTTCGGCAGCAGCACTCCGTGTGTGGGCCAGTGGCCTAGCCATCGTTGCAACAATCCTCGCAGCATGTGCGTATTGATGAGGCTGCGACTTGCACACAACGCACCTAAAGCGATTTCTTGCGAAAATATTCTTCGGCTTCCTCTTCGTAGAGGCTGCGCGGCGCGCCACCCCAAATGTGCACCGCGATGATTGACGCCACCAACGGATCGATTGCGCAGAACTCGCGGGACTTCACTGGCCGAATATTTCCGTTCTGATCTCGCTTTGCGTGGGCCTCGGCGCATGCGCGGCGCAAAATTGGGTCATCACCAATCACCAAACGCGATCCGGCCCACAGATTTTGGAACAGCGCGCAGCCGGGACCGAAGGTGGAGATCCCCATCTTGTACACCATGAGCGGCGCACCGTCGGCTTGCATCTGCTCGGCGAGGTATTTGGAGCCCCACACGTCGTAACCGATGCTGCGCACCTCGAATTCCTCACGCAACTGGTTGATGCGCACTCGGATCGACTCGTAATCGATTTCGCGGCCAGGCGTAAGCGTGATCTTGCCGTCCTGCGCCCACGAACGGATTGGGTATCGGTAATCCAACTCGCGTTGAGCCACGTCGGCTTTGGGCCACCAGTAATCACCGCGCAGTGCTACGCGGCCATCCTCAAGCGGCACAGCGACAATGCAGGCTGTCATGTCGAGCGACTTCGATAGGTCAAGCCCGACGTACGCAGGCCGACCCCGTAGCGACTCCCAATCGATTTGCTGACCGCCAGGCCACAGCGACATGTCAAGCCAGCCGCCCGTGTTTTCGTCACAGCGCGCAGCGTGGTAGCGCGCGAATTCCCCGCGACCCATTGCGCTGCGGCGCATCGTGTTCCACGAACGTTTGAGGCTGACTAAATCCGGTTGGCCGTGCTCAAGGCCAGGATTTGCCTTGCCCCATGTGTTCTCATCTGCAAGATCGTCGCTCGGGTCGAGCCCGTACAGGATTGGTATCACCGTATCGTCTTCGATTTCGCCCGATAGGATCGCTTCCCCCTGCTTCACCAACTCTGCGTAATGGTTCTCAGGGTTGCTGCCTGGCGTCGTGATGATGACTCCAGTTGATTCTTTGCGCTTTGCGCCTGTGGTTAGCAGTTTGGTGAGGAATCTTCCCTTGAACTCTGCAGCCTCGTCCGCGATCCACAGCGACGGGTTGAGACCGTCAAGGCTGCGCTCGAGCGCTGGCAGCGCTGTCATTTCGCAATCCGCAGACGGTCGCACGATTCGGTTGAAGCGCACCAAAACCGTTGGGTCATTGAGGCGCTGCGCCATCGTGCGCGCGGTGTCGAGGCAAATCCCCGCCTGCTCCTCGTTGTTTGCGATGACGTGCACGCGCCTGCCTTCGCCCGTCATCAAGTCCCAAAGACACAAACCCGCCATAAGCGTGGTCTTGCCGTTGCCTCTAGCCACCTGCACCAGTGCTAAACGGCAGCGCCGCCGACCGTCTGCAAGTCGCCAGCCCACGATGTTTGAGAGCGACCACAACTGCCACGGGTGCAGCTCAAACGACTGGCCACTGCTTTCGCCAACAAGCGCAAGACTGCGGTAGTGCGCGGCGAGGTGATCGACCTTTCCCCAATCCATTGTGATGTCGGTGCGCTCGAGGTCCGCCAAATAGCGCTTCGCAGCACCGTACAACCACCGACCTGCGATGCGTTTGCCGTCTGCGATCAAAGTGGCGTACTCAACACACGTATTTCGTGTCGCATTTCGTGTCGTG